CACCATTGATAAGTTTAATAATTTTTACGTTTATTTTATCTTTAATCTCTTGGTGCATTGCCTAACTCTATATTGTGAATTTCATAATCAAAGTCTTCACCGCTGTAAATATTTATCCTTTCTCTAAAATGGGCTAACGTATAATTTTCTTTGTTATTATACGATAGGTCATCTGCGACATCATAGAGAGTTGCGTGTGATTTATTATCTTTTAATCTTAAACCTCTACCTATTGATTGTAAATTTCTTATCCTGGATTTACTAGGACTAGCAAAAATAATGTTATGCAAATTCCTAATGTTAATGCCGGTAGAGAAAGTCCCATAACTCGCCACAATAATAGCGTTGTCAGACTTTTCCGTAAGCTCTCTAATAGTTTCTCTTCTTGAGGCGTCAACTCCACCATAGACGAAAGAAACTTGTTTATCTTTTGCTTTATCTTTAATTGCTTCATACAATTCCTTTCCGTGTTTTTCTACATATTGAAATAAACATAGTGTATTGCCTTGTAGGCCAGAGGCCAAGTTTCTAATATATTTGTTTCTCTTTTCATTTGCTACGATAAAATCCATTTCTTCTTGATAAGTTTTATCTTTTATAAAATCTCTTTCCGTTTTACCGTGGTTTAAGACCAAACAGAATATTTTGAGGTCAGCTAGTTTGCCTTTCTCCATAAGTTCCGTTGTGGATACTACCTTATTTACAGCACCAAATAGTCCTTCTAATACAAGTTTATGTGTTTTTGAACCGTCTAATGTACCTGTCATACCTACTTTATATGGGCACTTTACTAGTTTTGTCAATATTTTGGTCAATGATACTGCTTTAAATAAATGTGCTTCGTCACCAATTATCATTTCAAATTGAGTAAACCATTTTTTAGGCATATTATATATTGATTGCCAAGTAGATATTACAACTCTTTTATTTGTTTCTTTGGCGTGACCTTGATATATTTTATGTACATTTTTTTCTGGTGACCAACCATAATCTTTAAAGTCTTTAAATAATTGTTCTACTAATGAGGTTGTTGGTACAATAATTAATATCTTTTTCTTTAATCTTAATAAATTAAATCTAACTAATAGATATGTAATAAGTGATTTACCAGAGGCTGTTGGCGATAATAATAAACATCTATTTTTTTTAGTTGCATATATAAATGCCTCTTTTTGATAGTCTCTAACTTCTAGTGGTATTTTTAATGCTTCAATAAAAGCGTCAACTTTTTTTTCTTCAACTTTCGTGTCTTGTATTTTTGTGCCATCAACAACTTCTATTTCATTGTCAGCACACCATTTTAAGATATAAGGATATAGACCAACATATATTTGACCTGTTTGATAAGAAAATAATCTTATCTTTCCATCCCACACTCTATTTCTAAATTGTGGCATAAACTTAAAACCAGGCACTTCAAAAGTAAAGAATTCACCTAGGTCTCTTCTTATACTTTCGTCTGCGTCTATCTTTAAATATACGTCATCTTTCTTGTCTATAACAAGATATCTTAAATTGCTCATTATTAAATAGCGCCGCTAGTAAACTTACGCCACTCAATCGCATTTTTTATTGTGAAGGTTCTATTTGAAATTTGTCTAATAGTTCTATCTAAAAAATCGGTTGTAGTTTGTAAGTAATCTACTTTATGTTTTGCACGTTGAATATCTACATCTGAATCTAGATATTTGTCAACGTCTTGTTTTAATATTTTTAAATTAAATGGTTTCTCTGCATATACAGAGGCGTCAGCCTTACCTGTATAATACTCCCATTTTTCCCTTTTAATTGTATGCAATTCTGATTCCGCCTTACTCAACATTAACTTAAATGTTGTTAAGTGTTTCATATATTTGTTGTGTAATTGTGGAGTTTTTAAAGACTCTAAATCTAATTCAGTCTCGTTTAGTTTTAAGTCTTTATCAACTTGTTCTTGTAGTTTTTCTAAATCCATAATGTATATAATGTATCATATTCACACTAAAATGTAAAGTTTAGGACACGGTTGTTGTAGTTGTTGAAGCGTTTTTAGCTGCGAATTCGTATAGTTTATATTGAAAGGTAACCGTTGCCGATAAGTAATCAACATCTGTTGCCTGTTGTGTAAATTGTAGACCACTTAAACTAACAGGAAATACATTGTTAAATCTAACTTCTATATTTGCTCTATTCTTACTAGACAATATATTCAAAGTAGCATCCGAGAACACAGGACCTATAGGTTGAGCACCATACTTAACTTTACCTGCGTCTGTCGTCTGGCTGTCTTTTCCGTTCGTTGGAAAGCGGTCTTTTGCGGCTTCTACCAAGTTTGCGAATTGTGTACGAGATTTAGGAAAGCCTAATCCAAACAGCCATCCACTTATCTCTTGATAGTTTTCTAAATTTTCATCTACCATAAATGTCATTTCTAGGTCACCAAAAGATAACTTTTCTCCTGGTAATGGTATATCTGCTAAAGGTGTTGGTTGTTGTACCGTATTAAGACTTAAACCAGGTAGATTAACAGCTGTACAAAAATATTCTACTTTTGGTAACTTTAATATTTGAAATTTAAACTGCGTTGGTGACGCTAAGTCTAATTTAGTTGGTTGTCTTGATAATGCGTTTGTAGTTGTCATACTACTATTTATCCATTACGGAGAGCAAAAAAAAGGGGCGAATAAATCGCCCCTTTTCTGAAGTTTGTACTTCGCAAAGTAAAATTACATTAAGTTAGCAATTTGTACTTTTTGGTAGTATCTGTTAGAGTTAGCAGAACCAGCGTCATTTACTGCTGTAGCAGCACCTGAAATCGCACCAGTTTCAGCAAAAGGATTAGCGATTAAGCCATATCTTGTTTTGAAACCGATTTTTGGTTGGAATGTATCTTGACCAACAGCTCTAACCATTTGTAGAGGTACATATGGACAATAGAACATACCAGCGTCATAAGGTGAAGTACCTTTGTAACCAACAACGTAGAATTGTTTTGTTGCTGGAGAGTTTGCTGAATATGGGTCGATATATACTTTGTATCTACCGTTAAGAACACCTGCAAAAGTATTACCTGTGTCATCAACATTTAGGTTATTGTTAAGAGCTGGAGTATAGTCTAATACACCTGCCATTTGAAGAGCTGAGGCAACATCTGAAGAACAGATTATCATATTACCTTTACCTCTTCTTGTTCTCTGAGCGATTCTGTTTGCGTCTCTTTCCAATTGGAACATAAGACCTTTGAATCTCTCAACTGACCATCTACCATTTGAGTCTGTGTCTAAATCAAAGATACCAGCAGTTGTCGTGTTTGCTTGAGCGCCTTTTTCAGCGTTTATGTAAACCGTTCTAACTACTTCTCTATTGATTTCTGCAAGAATCTCAGCAGATAAAATGTTCGCAAGTTCAGTCTCAGCGTCTAAACCGTGGATTGCTTTAAGGTCTTGAGCAAGTTCCATTGTGTATTCCGCTTTAAGAGCTCTTGACTTAGCAGTTACCGTTGATTTCTCGATTGAGAAAGCCATTTCAGCAAATGCGTTGCCACTTGCGTCACCTAATGCTTCAGCCGCAGCTGTAGTCATAGCAGTACCTTTTGTGTAAGTACCTGGTGAAGAGTCGTTTAATACTGCTGGGTTAGTGCCCGAATGAGCAGTAGATGAATAACCATCTACACTTGAACCAGCGGCATTTCTACCAGAGAAATCAGTATCAGCTTCGTCAAACATTGCTTCTGCGCCTGTTTGTGAAGTGTATCTGCTTCTCATAGCAAATATAAGACCAGTTGGACCGGTCATAGGTTGAACACCTGCGATATCGTAAGCAATTAAATTAGGCATTGCTCTTCTTACCAAACTAATTAGGATTGGATCCCAGTTAGCGATTGCTGAACCAGTTGCGTTAGTCGGTGCAGCTTCTGATAAGAAAGCAGCGTCTTCTTTAGAAGCTCTTTCTTGGTTTTCCAAGATAACAGAGGTGACGGCACGTCTGTAAGAATCCGTGATTTTTGGTAAATCAGGATGCTCAAGGACTGGCTGCCATTTTTTTTCGTGAGTTTCGGATAAGTACATTATTTTTTCTCCCTTTTCCCTTGAATTAAGATATTTTAATATCTTTTGTTTTGCTTATAGCGGCAGTGTAAGCAGCCATTGCTTTTGATAAATCTTCATTTGAAGTTTCACCATCAGCCGCCACATCATCTAAAGACTCAGTCGCTTCTTTCTTTTGTCCAAAGTATGATTCTTTGATAGTCTCACACTTTTTCTTAAAGTCTTCTGCGTTTGAGTATTCAATTTCTTCAGCAAGTTTAGCAAATTTTTCTTTTTGAGTGTCTGCTAAATCATTTGCAACTTCAGCCATAACTTCGTTTTTAGTTTTGTCTGCGTTGTCTTTGTTTAGTTCAACATTCTTTTCAATTTGCTCGTTTAACTTTTTCTCTAGGTCTTCAATTTTAGTTGCTTGCGCTTCTAAAACGTCATACTTCTCATCTGGAACATCAATATAATGTTCAGAGAAAAGTTTTTTAAGACCTGAAATAAAGTCTTCAGCAATCTCGCCTTTAATGCCTCTTTCAAGAGCGATTTCGTTTTCTTTCATCCACTCTTCAACGACATATGACAAGTAAGAATCAACTTTTTCAGTTAACTCTTCTTTTGCTTTTGCACTTTCTTGCTCTAATTTGTTGTTGTAATCTGCATCCATTGTTTCAGCAATCTCTTTAACTTTAGAGTTTACTGCTGATTCAAAAACGGTTGCAGCTTTTGTTTTAAATTCTTCGGATAAATCATCTTGTCCGGCGACCATAGCATTCATATGCTCATCAACTTCCTCTTTTTTCATTTTGTAAGAGGCAGACTTCATTCCGTAACCTTCTTTTTTCTTCATCTTCTCGTCTTCGTGAGAAGCTTCAGTTTTTTCGGACTTGTCTTCTTTGTCTTCTTTTTTCTCTTTATGTTTTTTAAGAGCGTCAAGAGCTGCTTTTGGCATTTCGCCTTCTTTGATTTCTTCCGAACCTTCTTTAGTTTCTTCTTGCTCTTTTAACTTCGGCATAGGGTCAGCTGCGCCTTGGCTTTTTTGTTGAGCGTCACCAGAAACTTGTTTTACTTTTTTAGTAGCGTCTGGATTAGAATCTGTAGGTTTTACTACAGCTGCACCTAAATCCTCAGCATTATTCATACTAGCAATGTGAGAAGGTTCAGCCGCTACAGCGTTCTTCTTTGGAGCGTCTGCTTGTGGATTAGCACTAGCTTCTGCCACCGCTTCTTTTTCCAGAGCCTCTACTTTGTTTTCTGTCTCGGCCATTTAGAAATCTCCTTATTTAAAAATAAACGTTTATTTTCTTTTCTAATGATATTTATAATATTAGAGCTTTTTAAGAAAGGATTTAAACACTTCCGCCTTAGCCTCTGCTAATTTGAGCGCTTTTGCTTTCTGTATATGCTCTTTATATTCTTCAATATCTTTCTGTTTAATTACACCATTGTCCCATACCCACTCTTTATTTTCCATAATACCCTCTACGAAAGCGTCTGGAGCGCTTGGGTCTGCAACAATGTCAGCGGCAGTAGCTAAATAGAAGTCTTTTCCTACATAGTTAGCACCGTTCTTTGTAACCAAGGAACCCATACCTCTTGAAGATACTCCTAATTGAGCGCCTTCATCAATAAGATTTTTTACTATCTTACCGTAAGGTGTGTTCATAATCTTGGCTTCACCCATAAAATTTTTACCATCTGGAGTTAGAGCGGTTACCATATGTGATACTCTCTCTAAATTAACAACCGGACCATCAGGATGGCCTAGTTCACCAAATGCACGATTTTTTTGGATAAATTCTCTGTTATATCGGTTTACTTCTTTCGCAAGAATATCATTCTCATATATTCTTCCGTTTCTATTTTTGATATCTGATTGTAAAAAAACACCACGTATTTTGTAGTCTTTTTTACCGTTTTTTTCTTCAACAATATATTCTGCTGAAGATATTTCTTCCGATATTAGTTTCATTTTTGTCTCTCTCGTCCTTATATTTATAACAATTATTATCTAAACTCTGCAACAATTGTATAATTATCGCCTAAAGCAAAATTTTTAGTAGATAATAGTACATCACCAGTTGGTGTGGTTGCACTATTAACAATCTCATTACCTGCTGTTCTTAAATCCCAATAACCATTACCACCTAATATAACCATAGTTGCATTAGGAGTACCGTCCCATATTAACTCTACTGCCGATTTAGGGTTGGCTGAGTTAATTGAATACCATATCTTTGCAAGTTTTCTATTTGCGTCTTCGGTCATAAAAGTAACCTCTGAAGCGTCTATCTTTTTAACTAAATTCTCGCCTGTGCCGTCTGAAAAATTAGTCATCTTAACAACAAACTTTACGCCTGTTGTATCTGCTATTGTTTGTGTTGTTACCGTATCTGCCATTTCTTATACCTCAAATCCTGATTCTTTATGACACTCTAAACTTATGTTAAATCTTGGCACCGTAGAGTCTGCTAATAGTTGTACACTCTGCTCTGCCTCATCAACCAACTTTGTTTCAGTTGGTTTTAATCCATAATTACCTCTGCCACTAATATTTAATTCTTGTTTACCTAGTGTCAGTTTAACATTACCTGTTCCAAATATTTCATAATTAACATTTGCAATACTAATTTTAGGTTCACTAGTTGCGTTTGTTAATTTAGAAACATCAACTACCGTACCACCATCAGATTGAATACCTTTAATGTTTGTTATAACTTTAAAGTTATCGTCAACCTTATGAACAATTGACTTTGATTCAGTATCAGTATTATCAAACCAAAGTATTGTCATTATTGATTATCGTAATATGTTTTAGAAAGTTCACCACGTTCAACCGTTGTGCCTTTCTTTCTACATCTAATATAAACCTGTACCGTATCACTTGTTCCTGGTTTAGTATATGTTCTAATACCACTAGCAATTACTGAATTAGCACCGGCGGCTGAATCTGAATATGTATTTGAAGCCGTAGCCGCATTATCATATTCCCAAATATTATTTGAACCTGATACATCTACATATGCCATTATTCTAGTCCTATTTCCTTGTCTATGTAATTATACATTACATCTGTATTTACGTTATGTTTCATAGAAACTTTATCTATTGTTGTTTCTACTTCTTTAACAATGTCATCATTATCATAATCAACCGTATTATAAAAATCTGTTACCACATCTTTATGTTGAGGTGGCAATTCTTTAAATGTTGAAGAGTCAACAACGTCTTGTTTAATTACTTGGCTGACTCTCATCATTAGTCGCTGGTGCCTCTGCCGTTGGCGCCTCTGTATTTGGTGTAAATTCAATCTCTTGTCCAGTAGTGTCCATCATCTGGTCAGTTTTTGGCGAAGGATCCGTAACCGCTGGTTTAGGGTCGCTATGTGCCTCTGGTTGAATATCTGCAAATATTTTACCTGCAATATCTTGCCTTTGAGCGTCTAAACTAGTGGCAACCTTATCTCTTAAAGCGTCTTTAAAAGCCTCGCCTGCGCCTGCGTTATCTCCTGAAGATAACTTGTCCACAAAATCTTTAATTTTTTCCGTCATAATTTATTCTCCTATTTGATTTCTCTAGTAAAGTCATCACCACCAAATCCTGTTGGTACTGATATTATACCGTCATCAATTTCTTTCTTAATTTGTTTGTCAATATCCGATATTTCTCTATCAGTTTGTCTTAATACTTGTTTTCTGATAAATTCAACCGAATAGTATTTACCAACATAGTCTCTCATTGAATCTGCCAATCTCAATCTTTCCATTAACATTTCTGACTCTTTCAATTCTGCAAAGTGTCCATCTTGTAGGAAACTATATTGTATTCTGTCTCTTAAATTAAACCATTCTTGCTCTGCAATAACACCTTTTAGTACCAATTGCGTTCTTAATAAATCGTTAAAGAGTTCAGTAAATTTCTTTCTTAATCTTTGAACAAATTTAGTAAATTTCAATTCGTCTCTTGTTATTTCAGTTGAACGGCCTAAATTAAATCCTGAAGAAGACTCTAATCTACTTACAGGTACATTTAAAGAACGATATAACTTCGCTCTAAAATATTCAATGTCTGCAATCTCACCTAAATTAGCACCACCTGGTAAAGTATCTATTTGTGTGCCTCTACCACCTTCTCTACTTGGTAACCAGAAATCTTCCAACATTGACATATAGTTTCTGTCGTCTCTGATTTCACCTGTTGTTGCGTCATAAACAAGTTTATTTCTATATCTTGCCATAACATCACGTAGATATTGTTCAGCTTTTACTTTAGGTAAATTACCTACATCAATTTTAAAAATTCTTCTTTCAGGTGCTCTTGCTATTCTGTAAATAACTGAAGCGTCTTCTATCATACGCAATTGATTTACAGGTTTAATTGCCTTATGTAAATAAGATAAAACCAAATTTTTATTTTGGTCTACAATACCAGACGGACAAAATGCTATTGCGTCTGGAGCAATTTTAATACCACCTGAAGTAGTATTAGATACACCTTTTTCGTTGTAGATAAAGTATTCTTCAAACTCATCAACAACCGTTAGACCATATGGTGTTGCACCATCAGGTCTTTTCTTTCTTATTTCTCTAATCTTTTTAATTTTTCTAGGGTCGATATATCTTAATTCTGTAATACCTTTTACTGGTGAATCTCTATCAATAATTTTATGATAGAAAATTCTGCCATCAACATACCATCTTCTAAATAAATCGTGCCCTCTAGTATTGAAGTTCATCAACCTCAATATTTCTTTAAATTCGTTATCTATTTTTGATTTAATTTCTTTTCCGTATTCTACGTTATCCAAGTCAAGCTTAACTGCATCCTTTAACTCATTAGCAACGATAGCCTCGTTTACAATATCCTCAATTGCCATATCACACTCGGGGTGTAATGCAATCTCTCTATATCTTCTAATTAGTTCCTGCTCATTTTTAGCAGTACCTTCCATATCAAGGTACTGACCAAAATAACCACCAGCGGCGACGGTTTGTGTACCGTCTTCCGCTTGTGGTGTAGTAAAGCTTTGTTTTGGATCCTGGGGTTTCTTAACCCTAGTGATAGAAAATCCAAATAATTGCGCCATTATATATCCTTACTTTTTATTTAATATTTATACTACTTATTAGGTAGTAGTATTACTTTCAAAATATTGATAAGCAAAGGTAACACCAAACTCTTCAACAGCGTCATTGGTGTCGTATGCCAAGTCAATTGCAGCTATTTCAGTCGGGAAAGCACCTCGTAAAGTGTACGACTTAATAGTTGCACCGTTTCTATCCAATTGGTCAACAAATGCGTCAACTTGATAGTCAGCAGGATTTGTTAATCCTTCACCATCTGTTGCATTGTTAATACCATTCGACCATCTTTCAAATGCGTTTCTTAATTTGAAGTTTGTATCGTTTAGTACCGTGATTGTCCAATCAGCGTATGTTCTATCACCAGCAATCTTAATTTGTCTGCCTCTAAAAGGAACCGTAAATGACGGTATTGTCATTGCCGGTAATTGAGTGCCTTTACATAAGAATGCTAGTTCCTCTATTTCGCCACCAACCTGTGCGTAACCAGGAAAAGGCATTGTAACCTTAAACTGATTGGCTCTTGCGCCGCCGCCTGCAAGTTTAGCTTTGAAGTCATTAATGTTTGCCATTTTTATTCTCCTATTCTATCCTTACCCAGCAACTTCGTCAAAAGAGACGCCAGTTCTAGTAGCGATAAATTGTAATGTGATAAAGTTGATACTTCTAGCAGGTTTCACAAAGATTTCTGCTATAAATTCATTTCTATCAATTACTTCGCCTGTGTTATTAGTTTCATCACACACTACTAAAAAGTCTGTGATACCTCGTCTACCTTGTACTTCTCTTAAAAAAGGTTCTACAATGTTTCTAAAGTTCGCTCTTGTAAATTCATCATTGAATTCAAACAATTGGAATTTAGAAGCAGTTG